AACAGGTACTTTCTTACCATTTATTATTGTGTAATTTACTGATCCTTCTTCTTTAAACGCCATGTTTTTCTCCTTAGTCTCGGTTAATTTCTAATATACTTACAAAACCCTCTATTGCTCCTCCGGTAGAAGCTTGTACTCTTAATACATCATTTTCTTCTAAAATTAAAGATCCGGATATCATATTTTCAAATGTTTTAGCTGCAATTACCTTATGAGATATTTCATATTCTGTGGCAGCTGAATTATCATATACAAACACCTCTAATTCAGGGTTAGATCCAGCATGATTATTGGCTTGTATTGTTTTAACAATCGCTCTTGAATTTGATGGTGTAGTGTAAACATCTGTTTTATCTGTGGTAGCTAAATCAAAAAAAGAGTTTTTATATATGTTTGCCATTAATTAGTTTGCTCCGTAAACCAAGTAAACCTTTCAGTCTCTTGTTTTAGTTCATTTAAGAATGTTGAATTTAATTGTTCTACAATTAAAGCAACTGCTCTGTTAATTTGTTTTTGGTTAGAGACATCATACTCTTCTTTTGGTTCAGGTAATCTAACTACTATTTTAGCCATTATCTTCTACCATCAGGTTGTATATCTATTCTAAGTGTTCCAAATCTCCAAGACTCACTAACATCTGTATTTTCTATTTTGATATTAACAAACCTTCCTCTAGCTCTTGTATCTTTTTTATCAGTATTTGCATTAATTGTAAAGGGACTTAGATTAGTTGTAGTTTCTGATTCTTGAGGATATCTTTTAACAGCTAATGTAACTTTTGCATTACCTTGTAAATTTTTAAAATCAGGTAAAAATCTTCTCATAGCTAAAAATACTTCTCCTGACATACCATCACTTTGTAAATCAAAATCATATGATTTTACAAATGAAGTAATTGTTGTTGTAGTTCCATCAGCATTAACTTGATCGGTTCCTACTTCATGTTCAAATAAAGTTGTTTGACCTAAACCATCTTCTCCAACAATTACAGGAAAAGTACCTGTAGCTGAGTCATTAAATTTAGTAGCTGACGGTTTTGGATATACACTAGCATCAATCCAAGAAGTTCTAGCTTCTGTACCAATATACCAAACCCCACCTTTTATAGGTTCACCATAATTAAATACAACCGTTTGATCATTATATTCTGAATTAGTTGAAGGATAATACCAAACAACTTCTGTAAATAAATTATTAATCCCTGCATAAACTTGTTGACCTTTTGTAGTATCTGCTTGGTCATAAACATAATCTTCAACACTACAAGGCATAGATTTAACTGTACCATCAAACATAAAGAAACCATTTGAACTCATCCAAAAAGCCATACCATCTATTTCAATCGCTGCATTTTTACCAATCAATCCGCAGTTAGTACCCACTTGTTCAAATCCAAATGTAAAAGGTGCACCAATAAATTTCATTGTGTACAATGCATTATCGGTCCAAACTAAAATTGTTTCTTTAGCTTTTAAAGCACCTATAATTTTTGTACCATCTTGTAATCTTTGAGATCCTGCTGAGTTAATTGCAGTAGGTGTGTAATCATTAATATCTTCTTGATCCGAAAATCTTATAAACATATCATCTTGAGTTGAAGTATCTCCAATAACAGTTTCTGTTCCTAAATGAATTAAGTGACGTGTTGTAGGGGATACTAGTGTTACTCTGGTTGCTGTTGGGTTTGCTGATGTAGAAAAACCAGATGTAGTAGTTGATGCTCTAGTTGTAAGTCTTGCTGCATCTCCAGCATTCCATGTAAATGTTTTACCATTTGCAATGGTTGCAACTAAGACTTGACCAAAATTACTTAAACTCCAGAGGCCTGGTTCCAGACTCACGTCAGATGCAGGTGCTGCTTCTCCCCATGCACCACTGCTCCATGTATCAATACCCCAACCATAACCATAAGATTGTGCAGCGGGTCCAACAGTTTCATAAGGTATAACACTTAAACTTCCACCCGTTGAAACTGTAGCTGTTGCATTAGTTGATTGTGTAATTGTAAATACACTTGTACTTGTAACATTTGTTACTTGAAATAATTTATCTTCAAAATCAGCATCTGTGTATCCGGTACCTCCAGGTAAAGTTACACTATCTAATAAAATAATATCTCCAGCCGTTAAACCGTGACTTGCTTTTGTAATAGAACAAATAGGTGAACCACTTGTCGTTGCAATCGTGCATGAAGTTAATGTAGTTTTTAAAGGTGTAATATCATAAAGTTGACCTTCAAAATATATAAGTAAAAATTTATCTGTTCCAATTGCAATATATCTGTTTCCATCTAAGTCAACAAAAGCAAATTGACGTCTTGCAACACCAACAATAGTATTTGGAATTAAAGAAGACCAGCCCCCTACTTTTTCAGGTAGACCATATCTAAATCTTGTATTATCACAATCAACCCAACGGTTTTCCGCACCTGATGTAGTATCTTGTTTATCGATTCCCGGTAAGACTTTAAAATCAATTAGAGCCATATTTTAGCTCCTTATATGTTATCTTTGTATGCCCAGCCTCTTGTTGCATTGACATAGACTAAAGTAAAAGCAGCACCATTTGTAGATACTACTAAGTCAGAAGCATTACCTAAAATATTAGAACTATTTCTACCTATTGTTAAATTGTTTGATGCAAGGTTATTACCACTATCTATGAAATGAACTTCATCACCAACTGATGGAGATGCTGGTAAATTAATTGTAACTGGTGCACCAATACCACTACCTGAAGTATTAACTAACACTTGATCTCCATTAACGGTTGTGTAAGTAGCTCCTGGTGTAGTGTATCCTTTAGTTTGTAATTTACCTGTAATATTAGTTCCATCAGAATATAAAACTGTTGTTGATCCAATAGGTAAAGTAAGACCTGTTCCTGAAACTGTTTTAACAGTTAAAGTATATAAAGAAGAAGATCTGTCTGTTGCATCTTCAACAATAAATACTCTTTCAGCACTATCTGGCATAGTCACTGTTCTGTTAGCTGTTAACGTTCCTGTAAATTTGTAATATAAATTTTTACCATTTGATGTTGCATAAGTCGCTAAAGATAATGCTACATCTGCTCCACCTACTGCAAGTGATAAATAACCTGAAGAGGCTTGTTCTAAAATTTGTAAGTTTGTATTAGTAATCGTTCCCCAGGTTCCTGACTTTTCACCTGTAGTTATTAGTTCTAGTTTTAAATCGTTTGATGTACTTGATGCCATAATTCTCCTATGCGTCTGGATCTATTGGGACCCAAATCTGATTTACCCCTGGTGGTATTGGGTTCCATGATATCACAGAAACAGGGTTAGTTGCAAGGTTTATTTGATTACCTGATACAAGAACATTTCTATTGACCCTAATGGTAACATTGCCAATAGTAATTTCTACTTCAGAGCCATTTGGTAAAACTCTTGCTTTTCCAATAACAACAGTACCACTAAATGCAGAGTTTGTAATAGTAGTTGAACCATTTGCTCCATCAAAATGAAGTAATACATTTGTTAATGCATCTGGACTAAATGCACTAGTTGGTTCTGTAAAACTTGATCCTGTATATCTTGCAACAGTTGAAACTCTTAACTCATCAATGTAACCATCAAAATCACCAAAGCCATTTTCACCAATACTGAATAGACCATCATCTGGTCTGTTTGGTGTAGATCCTGTTTCTTCTAAAGTTCCATTAATATATAATCGGTGTGTATTTCCCTCTCTTTCAAAAGAAAGCATAGTCCAAACTCCTGTAGAAATAGCCGTTGAAGATTGAAATATTATAGTAGAACCATTAACTGTTAACTGAACTTTGTTACCTATTAAATAAGCACTATAAATATTAGCACCTGTTCCTGACTGCCATAAACCATGATAACCTGTAACACTATCAGGTCTAATCCACATATCTATTGTGAAATCACCTGAAGTTAAATCTACATCTGAAGTAGACTCTACGTAATCATTTGTGCCATCTAATAATAAAGAAGATACACCAAATTTAGATTGTGCAGTTGAAAGTTGTGCTTGGTTAAATGCAGAAAATAAAATACCTTGACCTTCACTTGCAATATTTAAACC